ATGATGTATTGCAGTCTAACTTTACAAAGAACGAAGTAAGGATGGCTAATGACCTTATTACGGGTGAATGCGATATTGAAGACTCAAACGAAATTGTGGATGTAAAATGCAGTTGGGATAGATTTACGTTTTTAGACTCGTTTTCTGGTGGCGGCAAGAATTACGAATGGCAACTTAGAGGTTATATGCAACTATACGAAAAACCTAAAGCTAGTGTAATTTATTGTTTAACCGACAAACCCGACCACATGATGTTGCAAGAATTGGAACGCAAATCTAATATGTATGGTGGTGATTTGTCAGATATGGTAGCAATTCAAATGGTAGTTAACAGCTATTTTGATGAAGACAACTTTCATAGATTTCTACAAATGGCACCAATCGACTTAAAAGATAAATACGTTCAAAGGGCTATTGATAACTTTGTTCACATACCTAAAGAAAACCGAATTAAACGCTTTCAGTTTGATTATTCTGAATCTACCAATGCAAAGATAGGCGAGCGAGTAAATGATGCTAGAAACTATTTAAAAACTATCTTCAATGAAAGTTAAACCATTTAAACCTTTAGGCAATAAAGTAAAGAAGCCTAAAATAAAACTAAACAAATCACAAAAATTAGACAAATTAATTAAATCACTTTTTATCAAATAAATTATGGAAATCCAAGGCGTATTAAAACAGATTCTACCATTAGAAACAGGCGAAACAAAGTCAGGCAAAGCATGGCAAAAACAGACTATCGTAGTAGAAACACAAGAAACTTATCCAAAGTTAATCGCTGTCGAGGTAAGCGAGAAGGCAATCAGCAGACTGCAAGACTACCAAATCGGTCACACCATTACTTGCTCTATTAATATTGAATCACGTGAGTACAACGGCAGGTGGTTCACTAGCGTCAAGGCTTGGAAAATCTAAATTAACAAGGCGGTAAGTGGGCAACTGCTTACTGCCATAACAACTAACACAATGAACCAACTTTTGATTAACGAATATATCCAATGGAGCAAAGACACCTTTGGAGATGAAAGATGGCTAGACGTATTATCCAAATTACGCAACGAGGAAGTTTGGGAGTTTAGGAAAGCAGTAGTCTTAGATGGTAGAAACGAGCAAGCGGATGAACTAGCAGACTGCTTCTTACTAATGTTTAAGATGGCTCATTTAACAGGCTTTAACGTAGAAGATATTGAGGCAGCGATGGCAAAGAAATTAATTGAATTAAATACAAGAACTTATATTGAAGGCAAAAGAATTAAATGACACTACTAATAAGCAAACCAAACTTCTATGTTCGAGTACACGGAGTTAACAAACATAAGATTACACTTGACGGCATCATTTGGGCGGTAACAAAAGTAAGCGGCTACTCAGAAAAGGAACTAACATCCAACAACCGAAAGCGTGAGATAATGTGGTGGCGGCATTGCATAGCATATTTAGCCTGCAAGCATACTTATGCTAGTCTACAATCAATCGGTTTAAGATTAGGAGGGCGTGACCACACTACAATAATGAACGCTAGGACTAAGATTCAGAATTATTTGGATTACAAGGATGCACTTTTTGTTGATAGGATAAAAAAAATTGAAACGCTATTATGATATCAGAACGAACTATCATCCAAAACCTGCTTATGGCTTATATGTGCAGCAAGGCAGCGAGCGAAGCAATGCAGACAGTCTGGAGTTGCAGAGATGCAATAGACAACAAGCACATAATAGGAATAATTAAAGAGGCTAAACCCAAGATTAACTACTTCATTAAGCAGATTGATGAAACCTTACTAAGCGATGCCAGATTCAAAAGTAAAGATTGGGAGCAACTGCAAGATTCGATGTATAAGGTGCTAGAAGGTTTGGATGAGGAATTAAAGAAACTATGAAAAAGTGTAAATCCTGCGGCAAACAATTTGAACCTAGCAACACCATACAAGCGGTTTGCGGATTAAAGTGTGCATTAAAAGTAAGTGCAGCCAAGACTAAACAGAAGGCAGCCGAAAAAAAGCAGCTAAACCTAAAGCTAAAAGAATCTTTGAAGACTTTAGGCGAGTTCAAAAAGGAATTGCAAATAGAAGTAAACAAGATTGTGAGGCTTATTGATGAAAAGTGTAACTGCATTAGCTGCGATATTGACTATGGTCACTTCCAAGCAGGTCACTACCGAAGTGTTGGCGGATGGGATAACCTCAGATTTAACTTGCATAACAACTTTAGGCAATGCGCTCAATGCAATAACCCAAAGTCAGGCAACTTAGTTTATTATCGTGAAGGCGTAGTAAAAACCTTTGGAGATTTACAGATGGCTTTTATGGATGATTTAAACGTAATCTATCCAAGTGTTAAGCTAAACAAAGATGAACTCGCAGAACGCACGAAAATAGCCAAGAAAGCAGTAAAAGAATTGATTGAGTTGAATAGGGCGGTAAAATTGCCTAGAACTCCAGATGAAAGAATTATTTTAAGGACCAAGTATAATAAAATGCTTGACATTTATTTGTAAACTATTATCTTTGTAAAAGGTTGCTCAGGCATGGGCGTAAAAGGTTTTCACGTTACCTTTCCTATTATTTTTTAACGTGAGCAAAAAAAACAAACGTGATATGAGTAAAGAAACTTACTACTTTTCGCATGACTACAATGCGAGAACAGATGAAAAAATCAAACTTTTAATTAGAAAACATGGTCTAAGAGGCTATGGTATTTTTTGGGCAATCGTAGAAGATTTGTACAATAATGCAAACGCATTGCGATTGGACTGCGAAGGCATAGCGTTTGAATTACGAGAGGATATTGAAACCATTAAAAGTGTTATTCAAGATTTTGATTTATTTCAAATTAAAGACAATTATTTTGGTAGCTTATCTGTTCAAGAACGATTAAACAAGAGATTAAGTAAATCTGCAAAAGCAAGAGAAACAGCACTTTTACGTTGGAACAAAAGCGAAGGCAATGCAAACGCAATGCAAACGCATAGCGAAGGCAATGCTATAAAGGAAAGTAAAGTAAAAGAAAAGAAAGTAAATATTAAGCCACGCAAGATTTTATTTGAAGAATCAAACCTATTTGATAAGATTATTTTTAAAGATACATTCCCCGATTGGTCACAAGATAAACTCAGGCACTATTACGATGCAGCATTAAGATACTCAGTTGAGGGAAATAAATATGTTAGCTGGGAACTTGCCATTAAGCAATGGGAAAGAAAAGATAAAATTAATAATGTGCTAGTAGAAAAGCCTACACAAAAAGTAATAATTTGGTAATGGCAATAATAAGAGAACTAGACACCAATATTCAAGAGCGAATATTCCACCTGCAAAAGTACGGACAGCCATCAGGGTTAAAGATTGGATTCCCATCGTTTGACAAACTTTATTCAGTTAAAGAAAAGCGAACCACTATTATTTATGGCAGACCAACAGATGGTAAAAGTCAGCTATTGATACAGATTTTAACAGGTTTAGCTTGCAGTCACGGCAAGAAAAGTTTAATTTATACACCAGAGACAGGCGATGTGGATGAGGTTTACTCTGAAATTATACATTGTTTAACAGGTAAAAGTTTTAACCTAAATTCAATTAACTACCGAATAAGCGAAAGGGATTTATACAACGTGATTCCATTCGTTAAAGACCATTTTAAAGTAGTAGAATTAACTGAGGGAGAGTTTAACTTAGATAATTGGCTAGAGATAACTGAGCAAGCCATTACTGACTATGGAATATTTGCAAGTGCAGCCGATAATTGGAACGACTTAGACCATAGCAGCGAAGCAATGATAAGCGAATACTTAAAACGTAACTTAGTAAAATGGAATCGCCACGCAAAGAAGCACGAATATCATGGATTTGTAGTTGCACACGCTAGGAATCCTCAGTTAGTAAAAGGCGAGGACTTTCCAAAGCCAGCTAGAGTAGATGAGATTGATGGCGGATATGCTTGGTATGCAAAAGCAATGAACATGATTTTAGTGCATAGAGAATATGAAGAACACGCTGAGGGTTTTAGGCAAAGCAGCATAGCAGAAATACACATAAAGAAGCTAAAAAAGAAAAGTGAAGGTCAAAAAGGAATATGTAAACTAACCTTTGACGTTTATAGAAATGCTTACTACGAGGATAGAGGTGAGCGTTTTTACTTGCCAACACCATTCATAAAGTCAGAATCTAATAACAACGATATAATACCATTTTAATATGAAATTAAATGTACTAAGCCTATTTGACGGTATGTCTTGCGGGCAACAAGCTTTAGAAAGATGCGGAATAGAAGTAGAAAACTACTATGCAAGTGAGATTGATAAGTATGCCATCCAGGTTACTATGGCAAATTACCCTAATACTATTCAGTTAGGGAGTGTAGTAGGAGTAAATGGGTATAAATTACCTAACATTGATTTATTGATTGGTGGCTCACCTTGTCAATCATTTTCATTTGCAGGTAAACGAAAAGGTATGGCAACCAAATGCGAAACTGAGATATTAACTTTAGAGCATTACCTAGAATTGAAAGCAGAAGGTTATGAATTTGAAGGTCAGTCTTATCTATTCTGGGAATTTATGCGATTGCTAAACGAATGCAAGCCTAAATACTTTTTACTAGAGAATGTAGAAATGGGTGAGAAGTGGGAAAAGGTTTTAAGTAAAGCTATTGGTGTAAACGGAATCCATATTAACTCTGCTTTAGTATCGGCTCAGAATAGAAAAAGGATTTATTGGACAAATATTGGAATGCAACCAGGCGGATTGTTTGGAGATTTAGTAAGTATTATTCAGCAACCAAAAGATAAGGGGATTTTACTTAAAGATATTTTAGAAAGTGAAGTAAATGAGAAATATTTTTTAAGTGCAAAAATGTTTGATTGGCTAACAAGGCATAGTGAGAAAAGGGGGAATGAATTTAAGAAAACAAAAGGAGATAGAAAAAGTTCTTGTTTAAGTGTTTCTGCGCAAGTAGCAGTAAATTTAAGTGCAGACTTTATTATTCACAACACAATGCCACGTTCATCAACATTTGGAAAAGGTGGAGCTAGTTTATTAAGTAGAAATGATGGAAGAACTTATTGCTTAGATACAGGTAATACTAATACGATAGAGATAGTGGCTAACGGAGCAAAAGAACAAGTAGTAGGTAGAAAAGCACAAGAAGATGGAACTTATAAAAGAGAATATGAAGTTTCAAATGATGAAAAAGCTAAAACTTTGGAAACAAATAAAGCAAAAAACAATGTTGAGATTAAACAAGTTAAACAAATAAATCCATCATTAGAAAGCGGAGGTAATCAACCATATCAACAAAATAGAATTTATGATATAGATGGAATCAGCCCTGCTTTATGTGCTAATAAAAGTGATTTAATAATTACAAGCATCGATATTAGAAGCGATGAAGGATTAAGAGAAAATAAATTTAATAAAGCATTTGCTTTAAGAAGTCAAGCAGGAGGTGAATTACAAGGTAGAGGAGTAATGATAACAAATCTTAATGAAAATCAACAAAAGAAATTTAATCCAAACATAAATTCTGAAAAGGCAAACGCATTAACACTTGCTCAAGGTAGGGCAGGAAGTAGTAGTGAATATATGGATGCAGTTTCAAAGATTGCTAATATTACCTCACGCATACGCAGACTAACACCAATAGAATGTGAGCGACTTCAAACAGTCAAAGACAATTACACCAATCACGTTTCTGATTCTCAAAGATACAAGATGCTTGGAAATGGTTGGACTATTGATGTTATTGCACACATATTTAATTATTTAAAATAAGATGAGCGAAGATAAATACACCGAAACACTAGAACAGCTATACTTCACAACAAGAAGTTTGCAACAACACGAACGCAAGGAAGAATCAGCACTTGCCATTTTAGACGATTTAAGGGCGACTATAAACGATTTTAGTATTAAGGTTAATACATTGCAAGGCGAAAGAAAAAACAATGCGTTAAAGACCATTCAAACGCTAAAGAAGGTATTTGACTATATTGGTTCAATATACTTGCAGGAACTTTATTGGCGTAAACATAATCGAGATAATGAAGCAGCATTGATTCTAGCAGCATCCGAGATTGATAGACTAGAGGCTGAATTAAACACGATTGAGAAAGCAAATAATTCTACCATATAAAAATAATTATTGCATATTTTAAATAAATATTACTTTTGCTAAACACAACTAACAATGAAGAAAAAAATCTTAGTAGCAGTTATTTGCTGCGA